TGTCGGCGGCGATGCGGGCCAGCTTGGCCTGTTTCAAACGGGCGGCGATGCTCATGGGCGGTCCTTGAAAAATGGCGGGGGTTAGATCGGTGGCGGCCGATCAGGCGCGGGAGAGGATCGCGCCTGTCCCCCCGCCGGTTCGCGCGGCGGGTTATGCCTTGTATTCGATATTCTCGATCAGGCAGGCGAAGTCGTAGTCCTCGACGACATAGGCGTCGTTCGACGACTGGTAGTCCTCCACCCGGTCGCGCTCCGGCACATCCTTGATGTGGCGGCGGCGCTTTCCGTCCTGCTCGTAGATCGACAGATTGTCGTGCCGGGTGATGAAGATCGTGCCGGTCGGCATGAACGGCACCTCCTCCGCCGGGCGGTTGCCGAGCCGCTTGGTGGACATGATCGTGTCGCGGGCGATCTGCTCGGTCGGCTTCTCGACCGCGTTGATGATCGGGAAATATTTGTCGTTGAGCAGATCCCAGCTCACGAACGCGCGCAGCGCAGTGTCGCCACGTGCCCAGCTCGGGAGCAGCGAATTGACCGCGTCATAGACCAGCGCGTCGAGCGTCGCATAATCGCCGCCGGGGCCATAGGTGACCTTGCCCGCCACCTTCGTGCCTTCGTCCAGCACATGCTCGGGCTTGTCGGTGCGCAGCTTCTGAAGCCAGCCGGTGTTCACGTCCTCGCGGTTGGGGTAGGTGACGGGGTTGCTGGTCGCCGCGTGATGGGTGCCGTTGAAGCCGACAAGGATGTTGTCCAGCGCCTGCCGCTTCACGATCTGATTCTGGATGCGGACCTCGAAATCCGGGAATTTCGCCCAGGCATCGAGCAGCGCATAGGTCAGGTGCGTGTCGCTGTTGTTCTGGAAGCACTCATAGCCATAGTCGTCCATGTTGGTGGGCGAAACGGTCTTGCGCGTGCCAGCGCCGCTGGTGTCGGTGGTCGAAACCAGCGGGCCGCCGATACCGAGGCCCAGAAGTTTCGCCTTCATCTCCGTCACGGGGATGATGTTGATCTTCGAGAGGAATTCGCTCGATTCCTGCCGCTTGTCGATCAGCTTCTGCTGGACGGTGGGATCGACCGAGAATTTGGCGGTGGCGTCGCCAATATGGTTCAGCTCCGCGATATGCTCGCAGAATTCGTTGAAAAGGATGCGGGTGCTTTCCTGCATGTCAGGCTCCGGTGGTTGGCGAGCGGCGGGGAGGGGTGAAGGGGGTCAGCAATCGGCGCGGACGCGATCGCCGCCGCCGGTGGCCGTGGGCCGGGCGGTGTAGGATCGCGAGGGCGTTTTCTCGACATCGGCCTTGAGCGCGGCGAAATCCTCCGCGATCTTGCCGATGCGGGCGTCCTGCCGGGCGCTGGCGGCGGAGAAGGCGTTGGCCATCTTTTCCATGCCATCGGTCAGCGCGGTGGCGAGCGCCTGAAACTGGTCGGGCGCCTGGCCGCCGCTGCCGCCGCTGGTCGGCGGACTGCCGAGAGGCTGGGCCGCCGGTTCCTGCCGCGCGGGCGAAAAGACCTCGCGCAGGGTTTCCTTGAGCGCCGACAGGAAGCCGGTCGCCTCGGTCGCGAACTGGGAGGCGCCTTCCTCGAATTCGATGTTGAAACCCTCGTCATCGACGCCGAGCAGATGATCCTTGCGGTTCTCGTCGCGGGTCGAGAATTTCAGCACTTCGGTGGCGAGGCTCGCCGGGCTGTCGGTAAGGGCGAGGCCGACCAGATAAGCCTTGTTGGTGTTGGCGAAATTGGGATGGATCTCGATCGACGGAAAGATCTTCTGGTCGGCCTTGGTCAGCTCGCGCGCCTGGTCGTTGACCTCGAAGCTGGCGAACAGGGCCAGCTTATTCTGATCCTTGCCGCCGATGTTGACCTGTACCTCCTCCGCCTTCACCTCTGCGATGGTGCCATAGGCGTTGAAAGGCGGCATCGGCGAATAGCCGCGCAGATGCTCGCAGTTGATGCGGGCGGCATAGGTGGCCGGGTCGTAGCTGTCCGCCATCTGCTGGATGTGCGCGCGTTCGATCGTGCGGCCGTCGACGGTCGGGCCTTCGACGGCGACGCGGAAAAACTTGGTACGGGCCATGTGCGGCGGCTCCTCAAGGGCTGGTTGAGCGTGTGAGGAGCATTCAGCCCGAGGACCGCCGCCCGGTCCACGCGGTCTGATTGTGGTGCCGAGCAGCACAAATGCGCGAAAAGGAAGAGGATAGCGCGCGCCCGCATGATGGGCACCGTCATGACCGTCCCCATACCGCCGCCTATCCCCTACGACGCGAAAAGGATTGCGCGCGCCTATTACTGGCGCGGGTGGGGTGTGAGCGAGATCGCCAACGAGCTGGGCCTCAAGGCGGCTACCGTGCAGGCATGGAAAGACCGGAACGGATGGGACAATGACCCCGTCATCCGCCGGGTCGAGGACAGCCTAGAAATCCGCCTCAACCAATTGATCTTCAAGGAAGAGAAGTCAGGCCGCGATTTCAAGGAAATAGACCTGCTGGGCCGCCAGATCGAGCGCATGGCCCGCGTTCGGCGCTATGGCGAACCGGGCGGGCATGAGGGCGATCTCAACGAGAAGATCGCGAACCGCAACGCCGGGCCGAAGAAGCCGCCAAAAACGAACCTGCTGACCCGCGAGGATCTGGCCAAGCTGGAACGCGCGTTCCTCGACGGCCTCTTCGAATATCAGGAAACATGGTGGGCCAACGTTTCCCGCCGGACGCGCTTCATCCTGAAATCGCGGCAGATCGGCGCGACCTTCTATTTCGCCCGCGAAGCGCTGATCCATGGCCTGAAAACCGGCAATAACCAGATATTCCTGTCCGCGAGCCGCAATCAGGCCAATATCTTCCGGTCGTACATCATTGACTTCGTGTTCGCGGTCACCGGGAAGCAGCTGAAAGGTGAACATCTCGTCATCCAGCGCGGGGAGGACGAAGAGGGCAACCCGCTCGACCCGTTCACCATGTATTTCCTCGGCACCAATTTCAGGACCGCCCAGGGCTTCCATGGCGACATCTATATCGACGAAGCCTTCTGGATCTTCGGTTTCGAACAGCTCGCGTCGGTGGCGGCGGGCATGGCCAGCCAGAAGCGCTATCGCCGGACCTATTTCTCCACTCCCAGCACCATTTCGCATGACGCTTATGCCAAGTGGAACGGCGAGGAATATAATCGCGACCGCGCGCGCGATCAGCGTGTCAAGATCGACATCAGCCATAGGGCGCTCAAGGATGGCTCGCTCGGCCCGGACGATATCTGGCGCCAGATCGTCACGATCATCGATGCCGAGGCTGGCGGGTGCGACCTGTTCGATATCGAGCAGCTGAAGCGCGAATATTCGGTCGATCGGTTCAACAATCTCTACCTGTGCGAATTCATCGACGACAGCGCGTCGAGCTTCCCCATTTCGCTCATCCGTCCCTGCCTGGTCGACAGCTTCAAGGCGTGGAAGGACTTCGACCCCTATGCGCTGCGGCCATTCGGGCATGATGAGGTATGGATCGGCTACGATCCGGCTGAAAGCGAGGTGGGAGACAATGCGAGCTGCGTTGTCGTGGCGCCGCCTTCCGGCCCGAACGGCAAGTTCCGCGTGCTCGAAAAATTCCAGTGGCGTGGCAAGGATTTCGAAGCGCAGGCGGCCGAGATCAAGCGCCTGACCCAGAAATACCGCGTGACGGAAATCGCGATCGACAGCACGGGCATGGGCGCTTCGGTCCATCAACTCGTCCGCAAATTCTTCCCGCTCGCGCGCAGGATCGACTATTCCCCGCTGGTCAAATCCCAGATGGTCTACAAGGCCCGGAACGTGTTTTCGCGCAAGCGGATCGAATATGATCTGGCGTGGGCCGACCTGTCGGCGGCGCTGCTGTCCATCCATCCCCAGCTGACCAAGGGTCAGAAGCAACTCACGTTTGTTGCGCGGCGCACCGCCGAAACCGGCCATGGCGACTTGGCCTGGGCGCTGCTGCACGCACTTTATTGCGAACCGCTGGACGCCACCGATGGCACCGGCCCCCAGAAAGCCAAAGTGGAGATCAACCGATGAACGATATGGCCACCTCGCGCAGCGTGACGGCCTTTGCGCTCGATGACGCGGTGTCCGTCATCAACCGGCGCGAGCTGCTCGGCTATGTCGAATGTTGGTGGAACGGGCGCTGGTACGAACCGCCGATCAGCCCCAAGACGCTGGCGCAGATGCTTCAGGCGTCCGCCCACCATGGCAGCGCGATCCGCGCCAAGCGCAACCTGCTGGTGCGCGACTTCATCCCGCATGAACTGCTGTCCCGCGACGAGTTCGGCAAGTTCGTGCTGGATTTCCTCGTGATGGGCAATGCCTATTTGGAAGATGTACCGAATATCGCCGGGCGCACCGCCCGGCTGAAGAACAGCCTGGCGATCAATACCCGCCGGGCGCGCGACGGGGTCTACTGGTTCGTCGAGAAATATCACGCCCCGCACCGCTTCGAGGCCGGGCGCATCTTCCACCTGATCGAGCATGATGTCTCGCAGGAGCTCTACGGCAAGCCGGAATATCTCTCCGCGATGCAGTCGTTGCTGCTGAACGAGAACGCGACGCTGTTCCGCCGCCGCTATTATCTCAACGGCGCCCATGCCGGTTTCGTCTTCTACCTCTCCGAAACGGCGATGGATGACGCCGATGTCAACGCCATCCGGGAATCGCTGCGCGAGGCGCGGGGGCAGGGCAATTTCCGCAACCTGTTCCTCCATGTGCCGAACGGCAAGAAGGATGGTGTGCAGATCATCCCGATCAGCGAGGTGGCCGCGAAGGACGAGTTCTTCAACATCAAGAATGTGACCCGCGACGACATCTTGGCCTCGCATCGCGTCCCGCCCCAGCTGCTGGGCGTTGTACCCCAGACCAACGGCGGCTTCGGCGACGTGCGCACCGCCCGCGACGATTTCGCGATCAACGAGATCGGCGCACTGAAGGCGCGGATGCTGGAGGTCAACGACTGGCAGGGTCGCGAGGTGGTCCGCTTCGCCGAATACCAACCAACCAGCCCCGCGCCCGTAAAATAGGGCGGGGGGAAGGGCGCGGCCACGCCCTTACCCTGACAAAACTCCCTTGTCGCAAATCGGGCGCGATCGTCGCCCGACTCACCCGCCGCTCGCGCGAACGGCGGAACATTTAGCGAACAAAGAACAGGAGTCGAGTCCCCATGTCTACCCTTGAAGCCGTTGCCCCTGTCCGTCCCGTCGCGCCGTGGCTGGGCGGAAAGCGCAATCTGGCGAAGCGTCTGGTATCGCGCATCAATGCGATCGATCATGCGACCTATGCAGAGGTGTTCGTTGGCATGGGCGGGGTTTTCCTGCGCAGGGACAAGCGCCCGAAATGCGAGGTCATCAACGATCTGAGCGAGGATGTGACGACGCTTTTCCGCGTGTTGCAGCACCATTATCTGCCGTTCATCGACATGATCCGGTGGCAGATCAGCAGCCGCGCCAGTTTCGAGCGCCTCGCGCGGCAGGATCCTTCCACCCTTACGGACATGCAGCGGGCCGCCCGTTTCCTCTATCTCCAGCGCCTCGCCTTCGGCGGCAAGGTTGCCGGAGCGCGAACCTTTGGCGTCGCGCCGGGGCTGGGTGGCCGGTTCGACGTGTCGAAGCTGGTTCCGATGCTCGAAGATTTGCATGAGCGTATGACCGGCGTGGTCATCGAGCGGCTCGACTGGTCGGCGTTCATCGCGCGTTGGGACAGGCCGGAGACGCTGTTCTATCTCGATCCCCCCTATTTCGGCTGCGAGCGCGACTATGGGTCGGGCCTGTTCGATCGCAGCCAGTTCGAAACGATGGCGGATGTTCTGGCGCAGCTGAAGGGCCGTTTCATCCTCAGCCTCAACGATCATCCCGAAGTCCGCCGGATCTTCGCCCGGTTCGATATCGAGGCGGTGACCACGCGATACACGGTTGGCGGGACCGCAACGGACAAGGCCGCGCGGGAAGTCATCATCTCCGGCTGACAGCCGACCACCACAACGCCCGCAGAAGCCCGCAGCGCCACCCCGCGCGGCGGGCTTCATCATGGCCCCGCGCCGCGCCGCGTCGCCCCTGTGGCGCGCGCGCAGGGGCAAGGGCGCGCCCCCGGCAGGCCCACCCCGACACCCCCGGTTCCAGACCCCGCGCGCCGCGCTCAGCTCCCCCCCTCGCCTGCGCGCTTTCCGTATCGGATTTCTTGCAACAGACCGGAATTCATGCGCGGCGGACATCTACGCCTTTAGGCATGGTTTTTCGGCAGGCTCGACAATGCAAAATCTTGCAGCCAAGCCCCGGAAATCCTCGTTTTTTGAAATCGGCAAATCCAGATTTGCCAAGGGGAGGGGGGTGTTAAAAACCTTACCTTCCTTACCAAGGCCCAATGAGTGCGGAGAAACCCGCAGAAATCCTAAGAAAATGGGGTAGGGCTTTGCTCCTTACATTGCCCTTACCTATTTCGAGTGAAAAACTTACCCAATTGAAAAGTAAGGTTTTTTTATTTTAAAAGGTAAGGTTTTTCATTCCTTACATGGTAAGGGTGAGGTAAGGTCATTTGTAAGGCCGCAAACCCGCAGAAAACTGCCGAAGTAAGGAAAGTAAGGTTTTTTGAAATACCCCCCTCACTTATAAACGGAGGAACAAAAAAATTGGAATTGCCGATATCAGCAAGACCGAATGCCAGTGTGCCGGAGAATGTGACATCAATGTGCCGCAATGTGCCGGATATTTCCGCTTTGTTCCGACCAGCTTGACGGCGGAGAGGATGAAGCGTATCGGAAACCCCGCAGAAGTCAGCCGATTTTGCTAACGCGCCCGTAGCTCAGCAGGATAGAGCATCAGATTCCTAATCTGGGGGCCACAGGTTCGAATCCTGTCGGGCGCGCCATTCTCGAACAAAAGAGAGAACTGCGGGTGTGGTCTTGG